GGCGCTCGACCGGCGCTCGACCGGCGCTCGACCGGCGCTCGACCGGCGCTCGACCGGCGCTCGACCGGCGCTCGACCGGCGCTCGACCATCCCGCCGCATGAAACGCAATCCCAAAACTAAAACGCAATTCTATATTGCGCAACACAATCCCCTAGGCAAGGATCGTGCCAGTTGCGCGGCAAGCAAGAACCGTGCCAGTCCCATAGGCAAGGATCGTGCCATGTGGCAGTGCAGCATTTGTGTTGCACCGCACCATGGGGGCACAGGGCCTTGACGCCGCCAGCCAAGTTTGCGGAGGCTATGGAAGAATTTTTTTATTTTTTGAAAACGGTAGTCAATAGTCACCGTAGTCATTTGCAAAACGGCGCAGTGCTGGCGTATAGCGCGGGGATTGATTTAGAAATTAGCTTGCGTATAATGCAACCCGCATCAAAATGACTACTGACTATTTTGACTACACAGGACCGCAAATGGCTTTTGAAAGTCTACCCCTGTCCGTCCGCAGCATACGCGCCAGCGAGGACGTACTGCGGCGCATCTACAATGCAGCCCGCAAAGGACTCAAAGGCGACACGCTGGCGCGCGTTGCCGGACTGTCGCCTATTGAATACCGACGCCTGTGCGAGATGGACCCTGTTGCGGAAGAAGCCGCAGGCTGGGGATACGCCGACGCTGAGTACGCTGCCGCCAACACTATCCAGACTGCTATCGACGCGGGCGACGCCAAAGTGGCGCTCGACTATCTCAAGCACCGCGCTGACTGGGTGGCCAAGCAGCACATCACGGTGGACAACCACACGTCCATCTCCATCACGCAGGCGTTGGCAGACGCACACGCCCGTGTTAAGACTATTGAACATGAGCCTTTACAGGAACTGACTTATGGCGCAGATGCCGATCTACGATCCAGCAGGCGAACAGCAGTTGATGACGCAAATCTGGTCCCCAGAGATAGCGCGCAACCCTGAAGCGTTCGTTCTGTTTGCGTTCCCGTGGGGTCAAGCCAATACGCCACTAGCCAACTTCAAAGGCCCGCGCACATGGCAGCGCACGGTGCTGCGGCGCATCGCCAAGCACATCAAGGACAATGACGGCAAGGTCAACATGGAGACGCTGCGCATGGCGGTGTCGTCAGGGCGCGGGATCGGCAAGTCGGCACTGGTAAGCTGGTTGGTGCTGTGGATGCTGTCCACGCAAATCGGCTCGACCGTCATCGTGTCGGCCAACTCCGAGGCGCAGTTGCGTTCGGTGACGTGGGGTGAGCTGACCAAGTGGGCGGCAATGATCGTCAACGGGCATTGGTGGGAAATCAGCGCAACCAAGCTGATGCCTGCCAAATGGGTATGCGAGCTGGTCGAGCGCGACTTGAAGAAGGGGACGCGCTACTGGGCCGCGGAGGGCAAACTGTGGTCGGAAGAAAACCCGGACAGCTACGCCGGTGTGCATAACCACGACGGCATGATGCTGATCTTTGACGAGGCCAGCGGTATCCCCGACCCTATCTGGTCAGTGGGCGCGGGCTTCTTTACGGAAAACGTGCTGCACCGCTATTGGCTGGCGTTCTCCAACCCGCGCCGCAACCACGGGTATTTCTTCGAGACGTTCAACGCCAAGCGCGACTTCTGGGATACGATGTCGGTTGACTCGCGCACGGTCGAGGACACCGACAAGAACGTCTACGCACAGATTATCGCCGAGTATGGCGAGGACTCGTCGCAGGCCAAGGTTGAGGTGTACGGCGAGTTTCCGTCCGCGGGCGACGATCAGTTCATCACGGGGCACATGGTGGACGACGCCATGCGGCGCGACAAGCACAAAGACATGACGGCGCCCATCGTGATCGGCGTTGACCCGGCGCGCGGCGGGGCGGACTCCACCGTCATTGTGGTGCGCCAAGGCCGCGACATCGTGGCAATCAAACGCTACAACGGCGACGACACTATGACGACCGTCGGGCACGTCATTGAGGCCATCGAGCAGTACAGGCCGACGCTGACAGTGATCGACGAAGGCGGGCTAGGCTACGGCGTCCTTGACCGACTCAACGAACAGCGGTATAAGGTACGAGGTGTTAATTTTGGCTGGAAAGCCAAGAACTCCATTATGTGGGGTAACAAACGGGCTGAGATGTGGGGCGCGATGCGGGAGTGGCTTAAGACAGCCGCCATCCCGCAAGACAGGCAACTGAAAGCGGACCTTGTGGGGCCGACCAAGAAGCCAAACTCATCTGGAACCATTTTCCTTGAAGGGAAAAAGGAAATGCGGGCAAGAGGACTGGCATCACCTGACGCAGCAGACGCGCTGGCCGTGACCTTTGCCTATCCTGTCGCACACCGCGAATATGTCGATAAACCACGCAGCTATTCGTTTAGCTCTGCGTCAAACGTCACCAACTCATGGATGGGATCGTAACCATGTCAAACACCAAACCAATCGGCGTCGCCTATACCGACCAAGACATCATCGGCTCGCAGTACATTCTGTCGGATGAACAGCTCGGTTACACCACCAACGCGCAAGGGTCTGTTACTCAGGCCACCAGCAAAGCAACCGCTGTGACGCTGAACAAGTCGGCTGGCAAAATTACAATGGACGCCGCCTCGCTGGGCGCAACCACCAACGTCACGTTTACGCTGAACAACAGCCTGATCAGCCCTAACGACGTGCTGGTCCTTAACGTTTACGGCGGCACAACCGGCTCGTACAACGCGTGGGTTAGCGGGTTGAGCGCGGGCGCGGCTACCATCACAGTGCGTAACATCACTGGCGGCGCGCTGGCTGAAGCCATTGCCATTAACTTTGCCCTGATCCACAATCAGTAAGGTGCCAAAATGGCCAAACTGACTTCAAAGTCACGCAATTCACTAGCCAAGTCGGAGTTTGGGATGCCTGCCGAGCGCAAGTATCCCATGCCCGACAAAAGCCATGCGGCCAATGCCAAAGCCCGCGCAACGCAGATGGTGAACGCGGGCAAACTTAGCCCGTCGTCCAAGGCCAAAATCGTTGCCAAAGCCAACAAAATTCTGAAGGGCAAATAACATGGCTACCAAACCCGGGCTTTATGCTAACATCCACGCAAAGCGCGAGCGCATTAAGGAAGGGTCCGGCGAAAAGATGAGAAAGCCGGGTACGCCCGGCGCACCAACCGCTAAAGCGTTTAAACAGTCCGCTAAAACTGCAAAGAAGAAATAGATGGATTATTCAGGCGTTGCTGCAGCAGGCGTTGTTTCAGCCGGTGGTCGTAAGAAAAAAGACCCCGCCGACGTATTGGCGACAATGCGCGCTCGCCTGACTATGGCTATTGACGCGTATTCTGAAAGTCGTGAAGACGAGCTGGACGATCTGCGGTTCTACGCAGGCTCGCCCGACAACCAGTGGCAGTGGCCCGCCGACGTGCTGGCTACCCGCGGCTCGGTGCAAGGCCAGACGATCAACGCGCGTCCCTGCCTGACCATCAACAAGCTGCCGCAGCACGTCCATCAGGTGACAAACGAACAACGGCAGAACCGGCCAAGCGGCAAAGTGATTCCCGCCGATGACAAAGGCGACGTTAAGGTTGCGGAAATCTACGAAGGTATGGTGCGCCATATCGAGTACATTTCCGACGCTGACGTAGCGTACGATACAGCCTGCGAAAACCAAGTGACGTACGGCGAAGGCTACATTCGCGTCCTAACCGAGTATTGTGATGATAATACCTTCGATCAAGACATTCGTATCGGACGCATACGAAACTCTTTTAGCGTTTATATGGACCCTACGATACAAGACCCATGCGGTTCTGACGCGGAGTGGTGCTTCATTACGGAAGACCTTACAAAAGATGAGTACGAGCGTCAGTTTCCCGACGCTGCCCCAATGTCGTCTATCCAGCAAGAAGGCGTGGGCGATGAAAATCTGGCGCAGTGGCTTAACGACGATGTTGTCCGCATCGCGGAGTATTTTTACGTCGATTACGAACCGGCTACGCTAAACCTGTACCCCGACAACATGACGGCGTTCAATAACAGCCGTGAAGATAAGCAATTCAAGGCTATGGGCCTTAAACCGCTCAAGACCCGTAACGTCCAACGCCGCAAAGTCATGTGGTGCAAGACCAACGGCTACGAAATGCTCGAAGAAAACGAGTGGGCGGGCAAATGGATACCTGTTATCCGCGTTGTCGGCAACGAATACGAGGTTGAAGGCCGCTTGTTTGTGTCCGGCCTGATCCGCAACGCCAAAGACGCCCAGCGGATGTACAATTACTGGGTTTCGGCTGAAACCGAGATGCTGGCACTTGCGCCAAAAGCTCCATTTGTTGGCTACGGCGGGCAGTTTGAGGGCTATGAGCAGCAGTGGAAGACCGCAAACGTCAATAATTGGCCGTATCTGGAGGTTAACCCTGATGTTACAGACGGTCAGGGCGGCGTTTTGCCCCTTCCACAGCGCGCGCCACCCCCAATGGCCCAAACAGGGCTTATCCAAGCCAAAATGGGCGCATCTGACGACATCAAATCCACCACTGGGCAATATGACTCTAGTCTTGGCGCCACGTCCAATGAGCGGTCTGGGCGCGCCATCTTGGCACGCGAACGCCAAGGTGACGTGGGGACGTACCACTACGTGGACAATCTGGCCCGTGCAATCCGCTATACAACACGCCAGATCGTTGACATGATCCCCAAGATTTACGATACCCAGCGGGTAGCGCGCATTATTGGTGTGGACGGCGAGACCAACATGGTCAAGATCGACCCAACGCAGCCAATGCCAATGCGTGAACTGAGAGACCCTAACAACCCAGACGTTGTGATTGACAAAATCTACAACCCCGGCGTCGGCAAGTACGATGTTTGCGTCACAACCGGCCCAAGCTACATGACCAAGCGTCAGGAAGCCCTTGACGCGATGACCCAGCTCTTGCAGGGCAACCCGCAGCTTTGGGCTGTGGCGGGTGATCTGTTCATTAAGAACATGGATTGGCCGGGCGCGCAGGAGATGGCGCAGCGGTTTGCCAAAACCATCGACCCCAAGCTGCTTTCCGACGAAGACAAGTCGCCACAGTTGCAGGCCGCCGAACAGCAGATGCAGGCAATGCAAGCCGAGATGGACAAAATGCACTCCATGCTGCAATCTGTCCACAAATCGGTCGAAGTGCAGGATTTGGAGCGCAAAGAGTTCGAAGCGGCTATCAAGGCTTACGACGCCGAGACCAAGCGTATGCAAGCATTGCAAGCGTCGATGTCGCCAGAGCAAATCCAAGACATTGTTATGGGCACTGTCCACGGCATGATCACCAGCGGCGATTTGATGGGCGAAATGCCAAGTCAACAGCTTATGGGCGAAGAACAACCACCCGTACCTGGTATGCCCGGCGCACCACCTATTGCACCGCAAATCGGCGCCCCGTCGGTCTTGGTGCCACAATGGTCGCCGTATCAGGCCAATCCATCTGAACCGATTAGAGGCTAAAAATGTCAAAGAACGCAGCAGATTTTGTCGGCATGATGTTTTTAGCCCGCGATGTTACGCACTCGGTGCATCTCAACACCCGTAGCTATGCAAAACACAAAGCCCTCCAGAAATTCTACGAAGGTATTGTTGATTTGGCCGATACTTTTGCCGAAACTTATCAAGGGCGTCACGGTTTGATTGGCGGGATTTCGTTGCAGTCGGCCAAAAAAACCAACAACGTAACCGAGTTTTTGGCCGATCAGTTGGCCGAAATTGAAGACTGCCGCGACGAGGTTGTTGACGCCAAAGACACCGCGTTGCAGAACATCATTGACGAAATTGTAGCCCTCTATCTTCAGACCTTGTATAAGTTGCGTTTTCTGTCATAATGCAGCCCTTGAATGAAAAAGGTTTATCATGGAACTTTTAGACACATGCGCGGACACATCATTTCCGGCTAGAACAGTGGCCTACACTGGCACTGCCGGTTCAACGGGTACATGGCCTGCTGGACCGCAGGGCGTGCTGATTTGGTGCACCTCCGACGCCTATGTAACCATTGGCGAAGGCGCGACCGCCACTACGGCGTCTATCCCGCTGCCCGCCAACACACCGGTTCCATTCACCGTTCCACTTACCGTAAGTGGTGCTTGGCGCGTCAGCGCCATCCAGATTAGTGCTGGGGGCACCCTTTACGCCAAACCAATGAACATCCGATGAGCTTCGGGGGTTCGATTAGAAATGGATTGGCTATCGGTCTTAGGACCATAGCTACTTTAGGGGGCGCAACGGCTTCTACGCCAATCATTGGCGTATTCCTTGCAACCGAAAGTCTTGTTATATTGGCTACCGAAAGTGGTGATCAACTGTTGGTGGAGCCAATCGTCTAACCGCACTAGCGCGGACAGCTAGGGACTTGAAAGGGTCAAAAAATGGAAGATGTGTTAGCGGACGCTCCCGCGCCGGAACTGGAAGCTACGGCAGCCCCAGCCCCCGAAGTTACAACGCCGGACGAACAGTCAACAGAAGCATCCAAGACCTTCACTCAGGAAGAATTGGACGCCGCTATTGGCAAACGCCTCGCAAGAGAACAACGTAAATGGGAACGCGAACAGGCGGCACGGGCGGCGGAAGCCAATCGACCTCCTGCGGCAATGCCCTCCGCCGATCAGTTTAACTCTGTGGATGACTACGCAGAAGCGTTAGCCACCCGCAAAGCCGAAGAGCTGCTTGCAAAGAGGGACGCGCAAAGACAGCGCACCGAATTTGTCGAAGCATATCATGACCGTGAAGAAGATGCTCGGAACAAGTATGACGACTTTGAACAAGTCGCGTATAACCCGAACCTCCGCATCACGGACGTTATGGCAGAGACAATTCAGACTTCTGATGCTGGACCGGACGTAGCTTACTTCCTTGGTTCCAACCCAAAAGAAGCTGATCGCATTGCTCGTTTGCCGCCTATCTTGCAGGCTAAAGAAATTGGAAAGATTGAAGCTAGATTGGCTTCTGATCCGCCCGTAAAGAAATCTTCGAGCGCTCCTTCGCCGATTTCTCCGGTTACTGCAAGAGGCAGCGGAACCTCCGCTTACGATACGACTGATCCACGCTCTGTTAAAGCTATGAGTACGTCAGATTGGATCGCAGCCGAACGGCAGCGCCAGATTAAGAAGCTAGAGGCGTCGAAATTCCGCTAACACAAACCTTGGAAGGTTGACCCAAAATGGCTAACTCAATTCTTACTATTGACATGATCACTCGGAAAGCCCTCGAAATTCTCGAGAACAATCTGGTGCTCTCCCGTAACGTGAACCGTCAGTACGACGACAGCTTTGCTGTTGAAGGTGCTAAGATTGGTTCGACCCTGCGTATCCGTTTGCCTGACCGCGCTCTCGTCACCGACGGCGCCGCCCTTCAGGTGCAGGATGACAACGAACAGTTCACCACTTTGACTGTCGCCACTCAGAAGCATATCGGCGTTAACTTCACATCTGCCGAATTGACAATGCAGTTGGATGACTTCGCAGAACGTGTTCTGAAGCCTCGTGTTAGCCAGTTGGCCTCTTCTGTGGACGCCGACGTTGCTAACGCCTACAAGAACATCTACTCCACTGTCGGCACCCCCGGTTCGGTTCCTTCGACTTCTTTGGTTCTGTTGCAGGGCCAGCAGAAGCTGAACGAATACGCCGTCCCAATGAACGACCGCTATGCTACCGTCAACCCAGCCGCTAACGCTGGTCTGGTCGAAGGCATGAAAGGCCTGTTCAACCCAGTTGATACCATTAGCCGCCAGTTCAAAAACGGCATGATGGGTCAGGGCGTCCTTGGCTACGACGAAATCAATATGTCGCAGTCGATTGCACAGCATCTCACCGGTACGCGTTCGGCTTCGGCTTCGCTGACCGTTGCGACAACCATCACCACTGAAGGCCAGTCCACCATCGCCATCAACGGCGACACGGGTTCTGCTACCTTCAATCAGGGTGACGTGTTCACGGTTGCTGGCGTCTATGCCGTCAACCCACAGACCCGTCAGTCCACCGGTTCGCTGCAGCAGTTCGTTGTGACTTCGACCGTTGCAGCCTCGTCGGGTAACTGGGCTTCGATCAACGTCTCCCCAGCCATGTACACCCCAGCAAACGCTTTGGCCACCATCAACGCGTTCCCAGCTTCGGGTGCGGTTGTGACCGTGGTCGGTGCGGCAAACACCCAGTACCCACAGAACCTGATCTACCAGAAGAACGCTATCACTCTCGGCACCGCCGATCTTCTGCTGCCACAGGGTGTGGATATGGCTTCGCGTCAGGTTCATAACGGCATTTCGATGCGTATTGTTCGCCAGTACGACATCAACAATGACCGTATGCCTTGCCGTATTGACGTACTGTACGGCTACTCCGTGATCCGCGCACCAATGGCCGTTCGTCTTTGGGGCTAATCCATAATTGGCGCGGGGTAATACCCGCGCCTCACCTTTTCAATCCTTCTAGGAGTAAATATCATGGCTCTTCCTAATGGCGCTGGTGGTTACCAGCTCGGTGACGGCAACGTAGCTGAAGTGCAAATCCGCACTCAGGCTACTCCTGCGACTGCCACCGCTACTGCAACTCTGACCGCTGCCCAGTTGGCAAACGGTCTTATCCTTGGCTCCCCCGGCACATCCGCTGCTTCCTACACTCTGCCTACCGTGGCTGATCTGGAAGCTCTCGTGTCGTCGGCTAAGGTTAATAGCTGCTTTGACTTTTCGGTTCTTAACGTCAACGGCTCCAGCTCTGGCGTTATCACGCTGGTTACCAACACGGGTTGGACCCTTGTTGGCTTGATGACTGTCGTTGCCACTGCTGGCACCGCACAGGCTTTCCGCGCTGTTAAAACCGGCGACGGTTCTTGGTCTCTCTACCGTATCGGCTAATCCTCCCCAACTTGCCCCGCGCTTCGGTGCGGGGCATTTTTCAAAGGTGTTAAATGCACATTTACCTTCGCCATCCAGACCACGGCACTAAAGTTGCTATCTCTGATGCTGAAGCAGATGACGATGAGAAGAACGGTTGGTTTCGTTTTGACGTTGACAAACCCAATGAACCCAACGATAATCAGCCATCCAATGACCTTGAGACGCGCCGCCGTCGCAAGCAATCTTCGTAAGGATTAGCATGACAACGGCTGGCGAGCAGATTAACGGTGCACTACGCTTAATCGGCCAACTTGCCGAAGGCGAAACGCCGTCTGCTGCTACATCTCAAGACGCGTTGTCGGCGCTTAACCAAATGATCGACTCTTGGAACACCGAACGTCTTTCGGTGTTCTCTACACAAGACCAAGTGTTCTCGTGGCCGCCCAATGTGTTGAGCCGCACGCTTGGCCCTAGCGGCGACTTTGTGGGCAACCGCCCAATTCTGATAGACGACGCTACATACTTTATCGACCCTGCTTCGGGCATTTCCTACGGCATCAAGATCATCAACCAGCAGCAGTATGACGGCATCGCGGTTAAAACCGTAACCAGCACATACCCGCAGGTGATCTGGATCAATATGGACTACCCAAACATCAGCATGTATGTCTACCCCAAGCCTACCAAAGTGCTTGAATGGCATTTCATTTCGGTTGAGGAACTAACCCAGCCCGCGACGTTGACGACTACGCTGTCATTCCCGCCGGGTTATCTTCGGGCGTTCAGGTACAATCTGGCTTGCGAAATTGCCGCCGAGTTTGGTGTCGAGCCATCGCCGCAAGTCAAACGCATTGCTATGTCCGCCAAACGCAACTTGAAGCGCATCAACAACCCTGACGATGTTATGAGCATCCCATACGCTATCGTCAGCACCCGCCAGCGGTTCAACATTTTCGCAGGGAACTTCTAATATGGCTAATGTTGCAATTTCCGCTTTGCCGGTTGCCACCTCCGCCGCCACAACGGACTTACTTCCGATTGTACAAGGCGGCACGACCAAGCAGCTTACAAACGAACTGTTGTTTACCGGCCCCGCTATCGTAACCGGCACAACTGCTACAACACCTACAACGGCCTATTCGTTGGTTAACAAACAGTATGTAGACACCGCCGTAAACGGCCTAAACGCTCAGGTGCCTTGCAATTACGGCAGCACCGCCGCTTTGACGGCTACATACTCTAACGGTTCTTCGGGCGTCGGCGCCACGCTTACGGCTTCTGCTAACGGTGTGTTTACCATTGACGGGGCTACGCCTGCCGTTGCGCAGCGCATCCTTATTAAAGATCAAACCAACGCCGCGCAAAACGGCGCGTACACGGTCACTAACGCAGGGTCGGTAAGCACTACATGGGTATTGACCCGCGCTACTGATTATGATTTGTCGGCTGAAATGAACGCTGGCGACGGTTTTTATGTTAGCAGCGGGTCTACATTGGCTAACACATTGTGGGTGCAGTCAACCCCCGCGCCTATCGTAGTGGGTACCGACAACATTGTGTTCACGCAATTTGCTAACGCATCTTTTGGCAAACCCATCATCGCCGCGATGATTTTCGGAGGTAGTTTCTAATGACCGCGCCCAATCAAGCTAACCCTAAATCAATCGTAGGCAAAGTTGCCGTGCTAGCAGTTCCTACGTCGGCTACGGCCCTTGTGTCAAACGCTGCGGCGTCTAACACTCTTGTAAAAATAAACGCGCTCTATGTAGGTAACATAGACACCGCCGCGTCTTACAAAATTACGGTTGACGTTTTTCGGGCCTCAACGGCGTATAACATCTTGTACCAAGTTTCCATCCCCGCTGGCGCGGGGCTTGATGTTATTTCTAAATACATCAATCTTGAAGAAGGTGACAGCTTGCGGCTGACTGCGGACACTGTAAGCAAACTTCAGGCAGTAGCATCTTACGAGGTCATCAGCTAATGCGTAAAGGCAACGGTGGGCTTATTGGACCATTAAACAACCCAACATCCGCCGTTGCGGCGGGTATTTGGTCTATGGATGAACAGCAACAAAGTTTGGGGGCGCGTCAGTGGCCCGGCACTCCTGCTGTAGCCAAACCAAACCCGCCAAGTTTTGCCAACTCTGCTATATTTACCGCGTCCATTAGCGGGTCCACCATGACCGTCACCGCTATCGCCAGCGGAACCCTTGCGGTTGGGCAAGTCATTACTGATACTGATGTGTTGCAGAACACAATTATTACGGCCCAATTGACCGGCTCCGCGGGGTCTACTGGGACGTACACTGTGTCGCTTTCGCAAACGGTAGCTTCTTCAGAGTTGACCGCTTCAATTTCTATAACGTCAACTACTTTAACTACATCGTCTATTCAAATTCCGTACACTACAGGGTTTAACGGCGGCAGCCCAATTACGTCTGTTACAGCTAGAGTGTATTCGGGGAGCACGCTTCTTAGAATTGTATCAGGCACAAGCTCGCCGATCACCGCTACAAACATTCCAAATAACACTGTTTGTTCGGCAACATTAACGGCAACAAACGCCGTTGGAACTAGCGCGCCAAGCATTGGGCCAAACTTTAAGACCCCTGCGGTTCCGTCTGCGCCTACAATTGGCGCTGCAACCCTATCTGGCAGCACGGCAAGCGTGGCGTTTACCCCGTCAGCAAACAACAACGGGGCTACAATCACAAGCTATACGGCTGTTTCCAGCCCCGGCGGGATCACCGCAACGGGGTCTACATCCCCAATTTCAGTGCCCGGACTTACTGGAAGCACAACGTACACATTCACTGTTTATGCCACTAACGCCCTTGGCAATAGCGCGGCTTCAGCCGCATCAAACAGTGTAACAACGGGCGCGTATGTTGCCGTTAGCTATCTTGTTGTTGCTGGTGGTGCTGGTGCCTCTGGGGGTCTTACAGAACCCGGCGGCGGCGGCGGCGCGGGCGGCCTTATTTATCAAACCGGGCAAACCGTAACGCCCGCTGTAACTTATACCGTTACAGTTGGGGCTGGGGGAACTGGCGTAGCGGGTAATACCAACACCCCCAAAAACGGCGTTAACAGCAGCATAAGTGGGTCAGGCTTTACCACACAGACAGCTATAGGCGGCGGGGGCGGTGGAACTTGGCTGGTCATTCCCCAATCTGCATTTACAGCTTCTATTAGCGGAACGACGATGACTGTCACCGCTGTTTCAAGCGGCACATTGGCGGTTGGGCATACCGTGTCTGGTTCTGGCGTAACGGGGGCCACAACAATCTCGGCTCAGTTGACTCAGCCAACGGGGGTACCCGGCGGTACCGGCACATATACTGTTTCTATCAGCCAGACCGTATCTTCAACAAGCATGACCGCATCGGGAACAAGTGGGCAAGGGACATTTGGCGGGTCGGGCGGCGGCGCCAGTAACTATCCGGGAGCCGCTGTTAGCACTGGAACGACGAGCCAAGGTAATGGCGGTGGATCGTCTGACCAAAGTGGATCCCCCTATCCTAGTGCTGGTGGCGGTGGCGCGGGGGCAGTTGGCGGTAATGCTGCATCTGGCGTTGTTGGAAACGGCGGGATTGGCGTTACCAATAGCATCACTGGCACATCTACTTATTACGCAGGGGGCGGCGGCGGTGGTGCGTTTAGCGGCGGTGCAACAACTGGGACTGTCAGCACTGGCGGCGGCGGTAACGGCGGCACTACTAGCGCCGCGGCGGCGGGCGGTAACGGGACTGCCAACACGGGCGGCGGTGGCGGCGCGGCAACAGGCGCCGCTACTGGCGGTAGCGGCGGGTCTGGCGTTGTTATTGTTAGAACAACAACCGCGTTTGCATCAACAACAGGCTCCCCGACCGTAACCACAGTTGGCAGCGATACTGTCTACAAGTGGACTGGTTCGGGTTCGTTTACCGTTTAAGGTGAGAAAATGGCGCATTTTGCAAAACTTAACGACCAAAATGTTGTTACCGATGTAATTGTCGTTAACAACGAAACGCTAAACAATTTACCGTTTCCTGACAGTGAACCTGTTGGAGTAGCGTTTCTAACTGATTGGTCGGGCGGCTACACAAATTGGAAACAGACATCTTACAACGCTAACTTCCGCAAAAACTATGCGGGGGTTGGTTTTACATACGATACTGGGCTTGACGCGTTTATTGCGCCAAGCCCGTTTCCAAGCTGGCTGCTAAATCTTGACACTTATCAATGGGAGCCTCCAACCCCTTACCCGTCCGATGAAAATAGATATGTTTGGGGTGAAGAAGCCCAACAGTGGGTTGAGGTAGCATAATGGCCGACGTAACCATCCTTCAGCTTCCCGCTGCGGCAGCCATCAGCGCAACCGACGTGTTTCCCGTTGTGCAGGGCACCGTCACCGCGCAGATGACTGCTGCGCAGATGTTCAACGGCGGCCTGACAACGCAAATCCTTGTGGGTGGCGGTGCCTCGGCGTTCCCCGTGTGGACGACCGCTACCGGCACCGGCGCGCCCGTGCGCGCTACATCGCCCACTATTGTATCGCCAACGATCAACGGCACCGTTGCGTTTGCTAGCTACACCGTGTCCGGCGTAGCGGCCACCAACGCACCCGCGGCTACAATCGCCAGCGCCACCACAATCGCGCCAACACAACAGATTGTGTTCGTTAGCGGCACAACGGCCATCGCCACCATTACACCGCCTGCGCCTATTGCGTCTGGCGGCGGTCGAATCACTCTTATTCCAACCGGCGCGTTTACCACAACCACCGCAGGCAATATTGCGTTAGCGTCTACCGCTGTAGTCAACAAAACCCTGACTATGACTTACGACACCACCACCACCAAATGGTATCCGAGCTACTGATGAAAACCCCAATCCTTGGCCAGAGTTATGTTGCCCGCAGCGTTAACGCTGCTGACAGCCGCATGGTCAATTTATTTCCGGAAACCATTCCCGGCGAAGGGCAAACATCTGGGTTTCTTAACCGCGCGCCGGGCTTAAGCAAAGTTGCGTACCTTGGTCCTAACCCCGTGCGGGGGCTGTGGTCGTACGGCGGCTATCTGTTTGCGGTGTGCGGCATCGAGGTTTACAAGATTGACACCTCATGGAACGCGGTGCTGATTGGTAACGTGTCGGGCACCGGTCAGGTGTCCATCGCCGACAACGGCACGCAGATGTTCATCGCCTGCAACGGGCCAAGTTATATCTACAATCTTACGACCAACGCGTTCAGCCAGATCACCGACGAGGATTTCCCCGGCGCGTCAACGGTCAGCTACCTTGACGGCTACTTCGTATTCAACCAGCCAAACTCGCAGCTTATCTGGGTGTCGGAAATCCTTGACGGCACGCAGATTGACCCGCTGTCATTTGCTAGTGCCGAAGGCGCGCCTGACGGCATCGTGTCAACGATAGTCGATCACCGCGAATTGTGGGTGTTTGGCACCAACTCTGTCGAAGTATGGTACGACGCGGGCACTGCTGATTTTCCCCTAGCGCGCGTACAAGGCGCGTTTAACGAGCTGGGCTGCGCTGCCACTTTCTCTGTTGCCAAGCTCGACAACGCGCTGTTCTGGCTGGGCGCTGATACGCGCGGTCGCGGGATCGTCTACCGCGCCAATGGCTACAGCGGTGTACGCGTTTCAACGCACGCTGTCGAATGGCAAATTCAGAACTACGGTAATATCTCCGACGCCGTGGCCTACACATACCAGCAAGACGGCCATTCGTTCTACATCTTGACGTTCCCCAGCGAAGGCAAGACGTGGGTCTACGACGTGGCGACGCAAGCATGGCATGAGCGCGCGGGCTGGGTTGACGGTGACTTTGCCCGTTACCGCCCCAACTGTCAGGCTGAGTTTAACAGCCAAACGGTCCTTGGCGATTATGCCAACGGCAATCTGTATATCTACGACCTTGATGTTTACGCCGACAACGGGGCTATTCAAAAGTGGTTGCGGTCGTGGCGCGCGTTGCCGCCTAACGCCAACAACCTTAAACGTACGGCGCACCACAGCCTTCAGCTTGACGCCGAGACGGGCGTGGGGCTAAACGCGTTTGACGCGTCTGATGGCGGCAAGAACCTCACCGCGCAAAACGGCAACCGCCTGATCCTTACCGGCGCAACGCCGTCGTATATCGTTACAACACAACACGCTGCTGCGCCGGGCTACATCCCGCAAGTGATGCTGCGCTGGTCGGATGACGGCGGTCACACTTGGTCCAACGAGCATTGGACTTCAATGGGCAAGATCGGTGGGTTCTCTTACCGCACGTTCTGGCGGCGTCTTGGCATGACAACCAAACTGCGCGACCGCGTGTACGAAGTGTCTGGTACTGATCCTGTCAAAATTGCCATTGTTGGCGCGGAGCTGATCGTGAGCGGCACCAATGGCTAGCCCAACAAACATCACCAACATCACGCCGCCGCGCGTTCCGTTTCTTGACGAAAAGACGGGTCTTATCTCGCGTCAGTGGTACCGGTTCCTGCTTAATATGTTTACGATCACAGGCAACGGGGTCCAACAACCCACGCTTGCAATCACGGCCGCCGCGCCGCTTGCAATTACTGATGGACAAAACCCCGAAATATCAATCACTGGTTCGGCGTTAGCGCGTGCTAACGATACTAACGTTACATTGACCCTTAGCGGCTCCCCTAACACCGCATTGCTGGCTTCAACAACTATCACCGCCGGGTGGACGGGTATCCTTAGCACAGCGCGCGGCGGCACCGGCCCGTGGCCCGTTGCGGGGGGCGTGCTAGTCGGACAAGGGACAAGCAGTGCGCCTGCATGGTCATCTACGCCCACGGCGTTTGGCTATCTAACGGGCGCAGGCGGCGCGGTTACGCAAGGCACCAGCCGCACAACCGGCGTTACATGTAATACCCCGACCGGCGCCATCACGCTATTTTCGGCGGCGGGGTCCGCAACGCCCGCAACGTTCACAGTTACAAACAGCACAATCGCTGCAACCGACGTTGTGGTCCTGTCGGTCAAGTCAGGCGCAACCAACAATTATAGCTTCAACGTCAGCGCGGTGGCGGCGGGGAGTTTTAATATTACCTTCTGGGCGCAAACTGGCACGGCTGTCGATGCGCCCGTGGTTAACTTTGTAGTCTTGAAAGGTGCGGCGTCATAAGGTATGATGCGGTAAATTGGAGCGTCCAACATGGTTGCAAGTATTTCCCCCGATCCTCGGCTACAGTTCTTCGCCAATGACGGGTCGCCCCTTGTTGGCGGTAAGCTCTATACCTACGCCGCGGGCACCACGACGCCGCTGGCAACGTACACCAGCATTACAGGTCTGGTAGCCAATACCAACCCCGTTATTCTTGACTCGCGCGGCGAAGCGTCGGTTTGGCTTACTTCGGCCAAATACAAGTTTGTGTTAAAGACCGCCGCTGACGTTGAAATCTGGACGCAGGACAACCTGTGGGCTGCCGCCAACGTGGACGGCTCCAACGCTACTGGCACTTGGCCTATTAGCATTTCCGGAAATGCCGCAACGGCTACCTACGCCACAACGGCGGGGTCAGTAACGCCGGGTAACGCGGTAACTAGCATCGCGGGTGCGGGGCTATACGGGTTCACTCTTCCGGGCGGCCCAATCACATCAACCGGCACGCTTACCGTCACCCCGCCTGTGCCCGGCGCATCCGGTAATGTGTTAACTAGCGATGGTACCAATTGGGTACCAAGTGCTGGAGCTTATCCTTTAACATCTGGAACCGCGGTTGCATCTACCAGCGGAGTATCCATTGATTTTACGTCCATCCCGTCTTGGGTAAAATGTTTAACAATATTATTTACTGGGGCTTCAACAGCAACAGCGTCAAACCCATCACTTGCATTCCAATTAGGAACATCCGGTGGAATGGTTTCATCGGGATATTTGGGGTCAACTTCTTCAACGTATGGCGCGGGGTCTGTTAATTCGTTAATAGCATTTAGCACAAATTTCCAATTTATTCAAGCGACCAGCGCGGCGCATATTGCGCATGGGAGAGTTGTTTTTCAAAATGTAACTGGTAATACTTGGGTTGCAACTGGTCAATTAGCGCAATCAGATACTACTAGAGTATCATGGTTTTCAGGTGCTATTGCCCTTGCTTCAATACTTACACAAGTTCGCATTACTACAGTAGGCGGCACAGACGCTTTTGACGCTGGCACAATCAACATTTTATACGAGTAAGAGGGTGACATGGAACGCATTGAGGTTAATGTTGAAACGGGTGAAGTGCAGACCATTCAGTTGACGTCTGAAGAAGTTGCTGCGGTTCAAACTCAATATGCCGTTTGGCAAGCTGAACAAGCCGCCAACCCTCCTGTTGTTGATTTGCAAACACAAATTGCTACGTTGATGGCAGAACTTAATGCGCTCAAATTAAAAGTAGGCGAATAGCATGGCCACTCGGCTTGTTGATGATCGGGACACGGCGTTAGAAATCGGTTACGCCGCAACCGATTGGTCAACGTCCGTGTCTTTTGACAAGTACAAGAGCGAATTGGCTGATTGGACTGTCAAGGCGATTGTTCGAGACGAGACGTGCATAGGCGCGGCGTACTTCAAAGACGGCGAAGTGCATGTGTCGGTGCTACCGCAATGGCGCAAACGCTGGGCCACTCGCGGCGTCTTAAACGAATTGTTCCTTGATAAAAATGCGTTTACGCGTATTATGGCGGGGCATGAATATATGTACGGCATTTTTGCGCGTTTAGGGTTTGTCGTCCGCGACGACGGTACTTTGGCACGGAGACAGCACGATGGGTATTGAAGCTATTATTGGCGCGGGCGCTAGTTTAATCGGCGGGTCTATGGCGGCGAGCGGGGCAAAAAGCGCGGCTAATGCGCAGGCCGCTGCCGCAGACCGTTCTACCGCGCTTCAACGCGACATTTTCAATACGCAAACCGAACTGCAAGCCCCGTTTCGCGCGGGCGGTCTGACGGCGCAAAACCGACTGCTGACGCTGCTTGGCCTTAACCCAATGGATGCCGCGCTGTACGGCACCAAGGGCGCAGACGGCACGTCAACTTTGCCGCAAGGGCTGTACGTTGATCCAAATGCCGCCGATTACGGCAAATACGCCCGCGATTTTAACATGTCCGACTACCAAGCCGACCCCGGCTACGCTTTCCGTTTGAAAGAAGGCATGAAGGCTCTTGACGCGCAAGCCGCTTCGCGGGGCGGGTTGATCTCCGGCGCCGCGCTCAAAGCCGCTAACCGCTACGGTCAGGACTACGCGTCAAACGAATATGCCAACGCTTTTAACCGTTATCAGACCAATCGCTCCAATCAGTTGCAGCCGTTGCAGTCTTTGATGGGCGTCGGTCAGACCGCCACTAACGCAACCAGCAACGCCGCGGGCGCCTACGGCGCAGCCGCAGGCAGCAACGCGCTTCAAGCAGGCAACGCGCTGGCGTCGGGTGCGGTTGGCCAAGCTAACGCGTGGAACAGCGCATTTGGCGGTGTTGGTAAAGCCTTTAACTCTAGCACCTATGGTGGTGGCGGTGGTGGGTATCAGGGCGGCGGCATGATGGACATGTTTACCCCCGCCAATTACGGTTCAGGGCTAAACAACAACGGCAGCTATAACGTCGGGAATGTTAGCTACCTGAGCAACTCTCCTACATGGTCTTACGGGGGCTAATATTATGGCTGGGCTAGACACATCTATTGCGCTTGGCATCAAACCCGTTGACTTCGGCGACCCGAACGAGGGGCGCATGAACGCGCTTCGGGCGCAGATGATGCAGATGCAGATGCAGCAGGGCCAGTTCAATATGATGAAAGCCCAGCGCGATATGGAGTATCAGAACCAGCAGCGTGCGGCGGCGGCGGCGGCGGTTGCGCGCGACAAAGCGGCTGAAGCGCAAGCACTTAAACTTTACGGCCAGACAGGCGCGCCGGGGTATCAGGCGTATTCGCCTTCTATGGAGCCGGGCGCGGCCAGCGACGTTGGGATGCTGGGCGGCGGTCAAGGCTATACCGAAGGTGCCGTCAACCGCCTTGCGATGCCTGCACAACCTAAAAACTTTGACGATGCTATTACAACCGCGTTGCAATCGGGCAAAATTGACCCAACCGTTGTACGCAAATTGATGGCACTGAAAGAAGCGCAGAACGTTTACACCAAGTCCAACCTTGGCGTTGATGAGGCTACACTAAAAAATAAAAAAGGTGAAATTGAACTCGCCAAAGCTGACCTTGAACGCGGCGCAAAAGCTATTGAGTTTCACGCTTCCGCATTGCCAACAGTGACGCCCGAAACTTGGGGCGCTTGGCGTAGCAATGCCGTTAAAGATTTGCCCGGTTTAGATCAAATTCTGCCTCAGACGGCGCCTGCCGATCCTGTGGCATTTGACCAGCTCAAACGCAGTTTGATTTTGAAAGCGCAGGACAGCGTAAAACAGCACTATCAGACAATTACTGATGGTGACCAGACGCGCACGGTTGGCATTAACCCGATTACCCAGCAGGCAACCCCTATTCCTGGCACTGAGGGCAAATCTAAAACCGCCGAAACTTTGTCGGATGTTGGCAGGCTCATTAAAGAGCGCAACGCGCTGGATAAGAACGCGCCCGACTATCAAGAACTTTTGGAAATCTACAACGACCGCATCGCCAAAGCCAACGCTATCAAAGGTGAAGGCGGCACGGCAGAGCTGAAACCCGCTGAAAAATTTAGAATAGAGCAAGGGCTGAGCAAATCGTATTCAGCCGCCACATCTATCTTGGACACACTTGAAAACGCGCACGACGCGGTTCAAAATGTCCAAGGGTCTAATCTTGCCGGGACTACAGGCGTTTCGGCGTATATCCCTTCAATTCCGGGCGGCGCAGCAGCGACGTCGGAAAATCGCATGGAGACGCTGAAAGGACGAGTGACGGCTATGGGTAAAGCCGCCGTTGCTTCAACAGGCGCAATTGGCTCGATAGCTACTCAAGAATGGAAAATCTTAACTAACATGGTGGCGGCACTTGACCCCGGAAAAGGCGAAAAAGCCTACCGCGAAGCCCTTGACGACGTGGAAGCGCAAATTCAAACGTCTAAAAATCGCATCCGAGATGCGTATGAAAAAGCGCATGTTGATACTTTGAAACGCCCAGAGTTTCAACAGTACGGTGCTTTGCCCGAACCCCGCGAACGAGGCGGCGTCATGCCCGGCTCAAACCCCAACGCACAAAAGCCTGCGGTTAGCCGCGTACAACCAAACACCCCCGGCGGCGCTCCGTATGCGCCGGGTGCTCGTGTCCCCGCCGCTGGTGCCCCCGCTAGCGGTCCTTCCGTTGACGATTTGGTTAACCAATATAAGAGTAAAAAGTGATGGCAAGCGAAGCGGACCTCATTGACGCTCTGCAAAAAGCGCACGCTGCGGGCGAAACGGAACACGCCCGTATTCTAGCGGACGCGCTGGTTCAAATGCGCGGCGCGCCTTCGTCCGCGCCCGCTGTCAGCGATGGTATGCCGTCTGAGCGCAACGTCGTTGCCGATTACGCCCGCGCCGCCATTTCGCCTTTTGCGGGCGTCCGACGCGGCGCGCAGGACGTTACCGACACCATGCTCAAGTACGGTGCGCGAGGGATAGACGTTATCTCGCCACGCGACGCTGGGCCGTCACGCGAAGAAGAAATTGACGCTATCGCAGCGCGTCAGCAAGCCGAATATAAAAGGGACTACGGTGATCTTCTTGCGGGTAACATAGGGCGCGTTGGCGGTCAGGTTGTGGGGACGCTTCCTGTTGGCGGCCTTATTGCGGCACCTATTAAAAAAGCAGTGCAGATGGCCCCGTCGTTGGCGCGCTTCTTGACGCCGGTAGCCACATCCATTGAGACCGGCGGCTTTCAAACTGGGTTACCGTCTGGCGTAACTAACTTTGCAACCAAAGCCTTCGGCGGGGGCGTTACGGGTGCGGCGGCGGCTGAAGCCACAGGAGAAAGCCCCGAAGTAGGGGGTGTTATTGGCGCAGTGGTGCCAACCATCGCGGCTCCGATTGTTAACAAACTTGCGCAATACGGGCGCACTTTGTCCGACCTTAAAAGCTCCGATCTTCTTAAAATGATGGAGGGCCGCGGCGAAGATATTCTTGCCGCCGCGCGGTCGCCAGAAGCTATGATTGTTCCCGGCGCAACGCCGCACATGGGTGAAGTTGCCGCGCCGGTCGGTTCGGCACGGTTTTCGGCGGGCGTAGAAAAATTGCGCAATGCGCCCGGCTTTGAAACAGAAAAAGCTACGCAGGCCGCGCAGGTCAATGAGGCGCGACTGGCGCAAGAAAACCGTGTGCAAACAACATACCAAAAACAAATTGACGACGTTAAGAATAAGATTGACACCAATCTGACCGAAGTCAACCCGTATGAAGTTGGCAGCGCGCTGACCGCCGCGGCCAAAGTTGAAAAAAACAACTTGCAAAAAAACGTCATTACGCCCGCTTATGAAAGCGCGTTTGATTTGGCGGGTAAAGCCAAGGTTGACATTTCGGATGTGGTCAAGAAGGCCGAAGACATTCTTGGCCAGCCGTTGGCGCAGATCGACCCGCGCAGCGCACCGCAGACAGCGCGTGCGCTGATGTCGTTTAAGAAAGGTCCAACGCCGGACGAGTACGTTTCGCTTGGAGAAAACGTTGGTTACACGACCGAAGCCACCGCGCCCAAAGCACCAACCGCCAACATGCGTGAGCTTGACGCGCTGCGTAAAGACATCAACGCCGACGTTACCGCCGCCAAAATGTCGTCAGACCCTATGGCCGCCACGCGGTTGCGTCAGCTTGAACAGTTGCACGAGGTCATTGACGACGCTATTGGCAAAAGCGACACGCTGCCAGAAGCGGCCAAAGCCGCGTACGCGCAGGCGGTGAACTTGTACCGCACCGAGATGGTGCCGCGTTTCAAGACCGGCGTAAACGCCAACTTGTTCAAACAAACATCAATCAACGAAGGCAAAGTACGCCCTGAAGATGTGGTGCAAAAGTATTTTAACCCCAACGGCGCGTCGGAAGCCAAGCAGTTTGTGACGCTGTTTGGTCAAAACCCCGACGCTATGAAAATCGCCAGCACCGGCATCGAGGATTTGTTCCGCCAGAAGGTTTTGACCGAAACGGGCGACGTTGCGCCTGAAAAAGTCGCGGCGTTTATGAAAAGCTACCGCGCGCCAATTGCCGAGCTTGACAACGCCGGTATGGGCCTTGCGCAGAAGTTTGAAACCGTCAAAGCCGACGCAGCGCGTTTGGCCGAGATCAAGCGCATTGCGGATGCTAGCGGCAACAAGTTAGCCCCACCGCTGCCGCCGGGGTCAAACGCGTTGGCTATCAACAAGCGCATTGACGAGCTGACAAAAGGCATGACGCCCGACCAGTTGCAAGCCGTGGACGCCGTACGCCGCGATCTGGCGCGTTCGGGTGAATACCAACGCCTTGTTGCAGCGGGGGGTCCAGCAGCCGAAGGCAGCGAGCGGTTGGCAACCGAAGCCGCCGCGCAAGTTGGAATCCCAACCGCGTCGTTCCTAAACCGGGGCATTACTCTTTTCAATATGGTTGCAAAAAGACTTACCGGCCATTTGGACCCCAAACTTGCGTTGGAGTTGGCGCGCGAGCTGTCAAACCCTGCCGCGGGCGCGGCAACTATTGAAAAAGCCTTGGCGTTTCAAGCGCGGGGTCAGGCTCAAAATGCTCTTGCCCGCCGCGCGGCGCCCGCCCTTGCCTTGGGTGCGGTGCAAGCCGGTTCCCCCGTCAACCAAAACGCATTAGCAGGTCGATAATGGAAATGCAGCACTTCATCAACCTTCTCGGTGGCGCGGCGTTGTCGGTTCTTGGCTGGTTCGCGCGGCAGTTGTGGGACGCGGTGAAAGAGCTGCGTGCTGATCTGCACACGCTAGAAGTCAATCTGCCTGAGAACTACGTCAAGCGCAGCGATCTGGACAAGCGCATGGAGCGGATCGAAGATATGTTCCAGCGTATATACGATAAACTTGACAGCAAGGCGGACAAGCTATGACGTTCGGGATTGACGACGCCATCGCGGCTGGCTTACAGGTCATCAACAAATTTGTTCCTGACCCAAACGCAAAGATCAGTGCAGAAGCCGCGCTGCGCGACAGCCTACAGAAGTGGGACGCCGCGCAATCAGAGACAAACACCGCAGAAGCCGCCAACCCCAACTTGTTCGTGTCGGGGTGGCGGCCAATGATTGGATGGATAGGAGCAGCCGGCCTTGCTTACCAATATGTTATCAGACCCCTTGCCACCGCTACTGGTTACGGCACTTATCCTGCTCTTGATGGAAGCCTTATGGAACTCGTAATGGCAATGTTGGGGTTAGCAGGTTTGCGAACTTACGAAAAGAAAATTGGAGTCGCCCGGCAATGACGTTTACCCCAACTATCAAATCAAAATCGCGCCTTCAGGGCGTGCATCCTGACCTTGTGAAGCTGGTCGAGCGCGTCTACGAAGTCACCGACGCTGACTTCTTTGTGCTCGAAGGCGTCCGCACGCTAGAGCAGGAGAAAATCAACTTCGCCAAGGGCGCCAGCCAGACAATGAACAGCCGTCATCTGACCGGCCACGCCATTGACATCGGCGCCAAAGACGAAAAAGGCATTTTGACGTGGGAATGGAAATACTACGCCCATCTGGCGGAGATTTTCAAGAAGACCGCTGCCGAGCTGAACATCCCCATCACATGGGGCGGCGACTGGAAGACGCTCAAAGACGGCGTGCACTATGAGCTTAAGTGGTCTGCTTACCCCGTGCTGCGCGAAGAAGATGTGCATAACGCTCCGGAGCAATCAGCGGAGGCCGCTCAATATACTCCGCTGCCTTCCGAAGGCGGTGGGGGCAATGGTTAAGCAGCCCAATAGCCGTATTGCACGCGGAGCAAAGGAACCCGCGTGCGGTCTTGGTTTCACTGCAATGGTCAATGGGGTTGCGTTTAGCCCCACCGTTGCGCCCGCAGATCGTGCAATCGTCATTGCCTAGCAGCTCGATCATGTCGTCCCGCGTTATGCCGTAGCGGTAGCGTTCTTTAGTGCGGTAGTGGCGGGTGGGGTTAGCGTGATACGCCGCTCGACGGGTCGCGTTGTCCTTGTATGGCATCGCTTTTAAGCTCCTCTAAGGCGATCTCCGCCAGAGATTTCTTGTTGTGCAGCGACGTCCAAATCTTTTCGTCAATGCTGTTCTCTGTCAGCATAACATAGCACCATACGTCCGACTTTTGACCGCTGCGGTGCAGCCGCCCAACTGTCTGTTCGAACAGCTCAAGCGACCACGGCAGGGATAAGAACACAATATTATGACCGCCGTGTTGCAGATTGAGGCCATGACCAGCGCCAGCAGGGTGAATGGCAAGTAGCGGCGTCTCGCCTTTGTTCCATTTGTCGATGCTGTCTTGGTTCTCTAGCGTTGCAACCTTAAACCGACGCTTTAATTCTGCAAGCTCTTCCTTGTACTGGTATACGATGATTGTGTTGGCGTTCTGGTTCTCGTTTAGCAGCTCTTCCAGCCGGTCGAGCTTGTGCGTGGAGTACCACCGCCCCGTCTGGTCGATGTCATATGCAAAGCCCGATGACAGTTGTTGGAGCTTTTGTGTTACCGTCGCCGCTGTCAGCGCAACGATGTCCTCGTGCAGGAAGTGCTTTTTCATGTTATCGTACGCCGTGCGGTCGGCCATCGCCACCGACACCTCAACCACTAAGAGCTGCGGCAGCGTGTACATGTTGTTGGCCAGCACATAGGTTGCGGGCTTGATGCGGCGCATGACCTGTGGCAGCGCGTCGGGGCGCGGTACCCACTGGTTGTACTCTTTGTTAATCAAAGTGAAGTACTGTTGCATAAATGCACCTTTCGACCGGCCCAGCAGCTTCTGGTCAATGATCTTGCATTGCCCGAACACGTCCTCCAGCCCGTTAGAGGTGAACGAACCCGTCAGACCCCAGCGTATCGGTATGCGGTCTATTACCTTCGATAGCGCCTTGAAGCGGGCGCCTGACGGGTTCTTCAGTCGGGTCAATTCGTCGAACACGATAATGTCAAACGCGAATTTGTGCCCCGATAGCCATACCAAGTTATCATAATTCGTAGTGACGATTTGAAAGTCCGTATTATACAGAACTTGCGTACGTTTTTCAGGCGCGCCGCAGGCGACGCCGACGGTCAGCTCGGGCGCCCACACCTTGGCCTCCGCAGGCCAGACCGAGGACGCAACGCGCAGGGGCGCAACGACCAGCACGCGCTTGACAATACCGTCCGCAATCATGTCGCGGATGGCGGTTAAGGTTAGCGCGGTCTTGCCAGCCCCCACAGGGGCTAGCACCATCGCACGGTCACGCTCGTACAAGAAGTCGGCGGCGTCCTCTTGGTATGGTCTTAAAGTTGGCTGATCCATTTGTCGACCTCCTCTTTTGACCACAGGCAAACGTAACGCTGCCCCATGGCATACATTGTCTCGGCGAACATCACTTGCAGGCGGGTTAGTTTGCCACCCGCACGTTTCAATTCTACAAAACAAACGCCACCATTGGGCAGCACCACGATCCGGTCGGACACGCCGCGGTTGGACGGCGACGTAAACTTGTAGGCGATGCCGCCGATTTCTTTGACGCGCTTGACAAGGTAGGCTTCGATCTGCTTTTCAAGCATCACTTCACCACCTTCAATTCAACAGGCTCTTCAATCGCGCGACGCAAGTCGCTGTTTGACATGTACGTTTTGTCGGGGTGACAGAATACATGACGTTTGGTCGTGTGCTGTGCGGACATGATCAACCCCTTGTCAACCCAACCCGCTTCTTTGAACGCCTCCATCAGCACGCCCTTATAGAGCTTGGTCGTGGTGATGCCACCTTGCAGCATGTCGATCAACTTATGCCACGGGCCGCCAATAACGCCTTTGGAAAACTCGCCAGAGCAATTGCGCATCATGTCGATCATATATGCTTCAGCATCTGATCGGCCCATCTCAACCATATTGACCTTAAAGTCGGTCGCCATTGGCGGCGCCGACGGGTTGTAGTGCGCTATGTTGCGGCGCAACAGATAGCCCGCCACCGCGTCGTAGCCCCCGCCGCGCTCGTACCAGCCCCACAACGCCTTGGCGTCCGCCTCGTCCATGCGCGGCGCTGTCGAATGGATACACATCCAGCGGCGGTCGGCGGCGGCCAGCGAGATAGCGGCGGGGTGGTTGGTGAACGCCATTACGAACGCCCTGTTGGGGATCATGTAGGGGTGCTCGCCCTTGCGCCGCACTTCCAGCTTGTCCGGCGGCGCGGCGATCAGCCCTTTCAGCCGGTTGGCCAAAGCGCGCCGCTCATTGGCGGACGCCTCTTTCAACTCGTTGAACACGATCACCTCGTTCTCAAGGCTATAGCCCCAGTCGCCGCTGATCTGGTCCACGTCGTTGACCACCACGTTGCGCATCCCGATAGCGTGGAAGAACGGCGACCACATCGCGTCCTTGCCCGCGCCTTCCACGCCGTAGTGCAGAATGGCGTGGTTGATCTTCTTCTTGGGCGTCTGGAGCTTGAACGCCATCGTGTCAAGCACATGCGCCCGCACGTCAGCGTCGGGCACCATACGCTCGACGTGTTGCAGCCAGATGCTGGCGTCGGCATCCGCGCCTGTGCGGCGGCTGTCAATCCAGCGGTTGCCATAGACGCGGCCCTCTTCGACCGCCAGCACGCTGTCGCCAGCAGCGAACGTCAAGCCGTCCAGCGTATGCGCGCCCAACGCCTGCCTGTTCTCGTCAAAGCACCGCGACGCGTCAATCTTGGGCTTCTTCTCGCCGTGGATCGACTTGCACTCGATGTGGCGGAACATGGCGTCAAACGCGCGACGCGACAACAGCCTGCGCTCCTCAAGGTCAAAGTAGGCGTCCTCGTTTGGCACATAAGCGAACCGCGTGAACCAGTTCTGCTTGGCAGTGCGCCCCAGCTCTTTGCGCTCGACTTCGGCGATGATCTCTTCGGTGCGGTTAGGGTAGGCTTTGGTTGGTGTAAGGCCCGCCTTGGTCAAGTTATCGCTCAGGCGACCGAACACAAGGTCGCTGCGGTAGCCGCGGTCGTAGTGTGGTCCGCCGTTGTTCTCGACGTACTGCGCGTAGGTCTCGCTAGTAATGTGCGCGCAGTGGCCGTGAAAGCACGAGAAGGCGCGGGTAATCGAATTGTAACGCCCGCCCTCAATGCCGGTAGTGTGCTCCTCATAGTTGGGGCAAATCACCCCCGTCCAGCCGTCGGCGTTGGTTGGCTCAAGCACCTGATCGTGCTCGGACAGCCAGCGCAGCACGATGTCGGCCCCATCGTCCTCGATCCTGATCCCGCCTGCAACGGCGGTGTCGGCCTCGGCAGGGGTTACGCCAAGCGCGGCGCAGATGTCGGCCAGCGTGAACTCGCGCGTCGGGTCGAAGTCGCTGACGTGCGAGATGTAGTTGCCTTTGCCTTCTTTCAGGTTGACCGACCCCTCGATGCGGAAGTTGCGCACGGGGTTGGTCATGCCTGCGTCGGTGTAACCCGCCTCCGCAATCGCCTTCACGGCGGCGGAGAACTCGTTCTTGGTTGGCTGGTGGTCGATGTTAAACGTGTAGCCCCACTGCTGGTTGCCCGCCGAGGTGGTCATCTTCCACGTCGGCTCCAGCGGTGGTGCCTTGGACTTGGTGCCAATGTCGTCAAGCACCAACACTGCCACCATGTCGGCGAACTCCGACTGCGCCTTGGGCTTGCGCTGGTTAGGGAAGCGGTCGGTGATGAAGCTGGCGGTGTTGCAGTACAGCGCGCCGGTCTTGTCCTCGGTTGGGTAATAGGGCATCCAAAAGGTCTTGCCGTCGGCCTTGACCACCTGTTCGACAAACAGCATGGTTTCGCCTTCGGGCGCCAAAGATGCGAGATATTGATTAAATTTGGTCATTTGCCATAAATCCTTTCAGCCATAAGCCGCGCTGCAGAGGCTTCTTCTTTAGATGCAAACGATCCAAGGTGTTTAATTTTACCACCTACGTTAAGTTGCGCGTACCATGAAGCCCTGCCGTAATATACGCCCTTGACGCCAGAAGCGTTGTCAATGCGTACTTTTGTATTTCTCAAATTTTCACCCCGCGTAACAGAGCGAAGATTAACAATCCTGTTATCCATTTTATCTCTGTTAATGTGGTCTATCTCCGGCGGCATATGCCCATAGACATAAAGCCACGCCAATCTATGAGCTAAAAATGCTTTGCCTAGCCCAATACGAATTTGAGTATATCCTTGCGAATGGCGAACGCCCGCCATGTCGCCTGCCTTTGCCTGTTTGCGGTCGGTTAAGTAATAAAAAGCTCCCGTTTCAGGGTCGTACCGCAATAAATTTTTTAACTCAGTTTGCGTAATCATGATTTATTTCCCGTAACGGTTCATAATTTTAACGTCTGCCGATAAAGGCAGCCCCGCACACCAACTAGGCGGCGTGGACATTATTTTCTTTACAAACTCCGCTGTTTCCTCCGGCGTATCGCTCTCCACCACAATTTCATCGTGCACGTGGAGCACTACGTTAGGGATTTGCCGCAAAGCGTGACGCAATAAGTCATTGGCTGTGGCCTGCACCATATTTTCAACCGCCAATCCCTTCCAAAGACGGGCGCGGGGCCATTCGCGGGCGTCTTGTGCGGGTTTCCACGCCGCCTTGGCATACGAGATGCCCTCGCTGTCAAAGCGGGCGTGGGGATAGCACAAAACACGGCCAGATGGTAACGCATACCAAAGATGGACGCCATCAAAAAGATAGGTCACCCGTCCTGCCGTAATCTCGCGTCCCTTGTTGCGCATCGCGCGGTGGTACGCCTGTTCAAGCAGCGACCAGTAGATCGGCCCCCAGACGTTAGCGCGCCGCCAAGCGTCAACCATCCGTTGACTTTCAGCCTCGGTCAGGGTCAAATTGTAGATGCGCGCCATGTTGGCAAACGCCCCCACGCCGCCGCCGAACCCGCAGGCAAGCTCCTGCACCTTCCCGACTTGACGCTGGTGGTCGTTAACCTCGTCGGGGCGGACCCCAAAAGTAGCGGCGGCGTTGTGCTTGTAAACGTCGGCGCCTGTGGCAAACAGCTCCAGCTTCTTCTCGCCGTGCGGCGTGTCGGTCATCCACGGCGTGACGCGCGCTTCGATGCTCGACCAGTCAGCCACAACCAGCTTCTTACCGGCGGCGGGTATCAGGGCGGGGCGCAGCATCTGCTTGAGCACGTCGGTGACGCGTTTGCCGTATTTTGGTACAATCGGCGCGCCTTGAATGATACTCTCGCGCACGTTCAGTGCATCGTTGTGAGACTTTCTTGGGAAATTATGGACCTGAGCACCGTAAGATGATGCTCGGCCTGTCGCACTTCCGCCGTTAAAAACAAAAGCTCCTCGCACAACCCCATCTTCGTCGTCACTAAGTTGAGCAAGTCTTGCGAACTTCGCCACACTTGACGACCAGAGGTCATCCGCGCACTGAATGACTTCTGCGACATCGTGTGGCACTTCCGACTCGTTCTCGTCCGCGAGCGCCAAGAGATTCGCCCGGACGGTTTTATCGAGCGAATACCTTTCTTCGCCATCTTCATTAACTTTCATAAAACCAAGGGCGGTTGGTCCGACGCGGACGCGCACCCATTCTTTCATCTTGGGCGACCGCACCGAGGTGATCTCGCCTTTGGTCACTTCCTTGACGATCTGCTGTATCTCGACCACTTCGGCTTCGGCGTATTTGACCGCCGCTTCCGCCAGCGGTTTGTCCAGCAGCACGCCGCGGTCGTTGATGCGCTCATTGACATGGTAGTCTAACAGCTCCTCGGCGGTCAACGGGCGCAGCATCTTGCTGATTGCGCGCATGGTCCAGACGTCCTGCTCGCAATAGGCAATCATCTCTTTCAATAGATCAGGGTCGTTGTTGAATGTTCCGTCGGCGCGGGGCACGCAGAGCTTCTTGATAAGGGCTTTGCCTTTGTGGTCTTTGCGCATGTTGGACGAAGTGAACCGTCCAATATCTTCGAGCGAACGCGGGGCGCAGTTAGCCGCCGCTTGCGCCGCAGTGCAGTAGAACTGGACCAGACGATAGTCCAATTTGAGAACATCGCGGCAAATAAGACGCTCAAACGCCGCATTATGTGCATAGATCATTCCTGTGTGGTTGCGGACGCGGGCGGGGAACTTGTCGTCGCCGTCCCATGTCTGAACGTCCTCGTCATCAAAGGCGTAGGACATACAAAGCACGGTCGTGCTTGGGTGACGGGCGTAATTGTAAGCGCCTTTGGCTAAAAGGTCACAGCGGCTTCTTGTCTCGAAGTCCAGATAGAGGATGCTCATGATCAATCCTTTGTTGCATGGATACGTTTGCCTGTAATTTTATTTTAGGGTTGGGCCAAGTCCAACACTCTCCGGTGTCGTCCTGAAAACAAACCCATAGCAGATGGTGTTCTTGACCGTAGTCAATCACAAAGTGCGCTTTAGCTGGCCCCTTTGGGGTGTCCATCGGTATCGTCGGTGTCAGTTGGGTTATCATCTTTGCCCTCTAATACAGATACTATCATCGACAACAAGTTCACGTCGAAACGCAACTGTTCGATCTCGTCGGCGGCGTCTTGGATAACAGGGTCAAGCCGGTAACGCTGGCGAAGCGTGTCTAGAATGTCTGTCATGTCATGTCCTAACTGCTACTATTATATACGTTAATGGATATTTTTGGGTGTAACTGCTAGCGGGCTAGCAGTTGGTCGGGGGCAGGGTGTCGATTTGGCTTTCAACTAGGCAGGGTAGAAAACCACAAAAGCCCCTGCGTCGGCATCCTCGAACGGTGGTTTAACCACCCTGCCCCCTAGCTGTTAGCCGCGGTTGCGGCGGCGTGCTGGCGCCTTAGTCTCTTCCGGCTCTGGCGCGGCCTCTGGCGCGTCGGTGGTGCCGTCCATAGTAGCCCAACCAACCACAGTCATGACCGGCGTGAAGATTTTGCCATACTGCTTGTGCTGGTAGGTCTCTTTACCCAATGTCACCAAGGCGACGGGCTTTGACGGGTCGGCTTCGAGCTGGTCGGCGATAGCGTTGGCGATCTTCTGGATCGCGTTGCGCCCGCCCACCGAGGTTGCGGTGTAGCGCACCGCAAGCCCTGCGTCTTCGCCGCTGGTAGCCTGCAAGCTCATGCCGAGCTGCGTTTCCCAACCCTTGCGTGCGCCCGACGGGGCAGGCTCAAGCTCCGGCAGCGGTTGCGATACCGATACCATTTTCTCGCCCAGCACCACGCCCTCGCCCCATGCGATGTAGCCGTGCAAGAACTCGCTTGGGTTGATCGCCCAGACGGTTTCGGGGTCGATGTCGGTGCTGTCAGCCCCGAACACCCAGTAGCCCGTCTTATCCATCTTCAGGATGGTGGTGCCCGACGCTACTGAATTGGTCTGCAATGAGCGCAGGCCTTGGATGGTCGAAGCTGTCGGCAGTTTTGCGTCGGCAAATACAGTGAGAGATGTCATTTGATAGTGTCCTTTACAGTTTTGAAAGAGCTGTCGCCAGCCGTGTTTGTGCAGTGATCACCGAGGGCCGCTTATCGCTGTCCTTGGCTAAGGTTAAGCCGCCTTCCTTCTTGCTAAGGAACTCTTCGGCAAGCTCAACGCCCTGTTTCTCTAACAGTTTGGTGGCTTGCGTCGGGGTGATAATCTTAGTTGTCAGGTATTCGGTTTCTTCAAGGTGGCGAGACAGATACTCTTCAGCGTCGGCCTCGTCAGCCCATTTCTTGGTGGCGCGCTTCTCGACCAGTTTCCAGCCTTCCACGTTGCCACCGCTCTTGATGATCGTCTCCGCAAGCTCTTGCAGTGACTTCACCCAACCATCGAGGTATTCAGCATCCTCGAGGTATTTCGCAATCTGCGCCTTGTCCAGCGCGTCAATCTTTGCCTTCATGGCGCGGTCTGCTGCGCCAGTCATTAGCGGGCACACGGGCTTGGCCGCGCACCACTTGCACCAGTCGCCCCGACAGAACTCGGCGTCGGGCCGCTTGGCCTTCTTTACGGCGGCGATCAGGTCGCGCTCGAACAGTTGCACCCGCTTGGGCGATGTTTCCCACGTCGAGACGCCAAAGCGCGGTTGCACGATCACCATCATAATGTGCGTGACGCCTTCGAACACCCATTCAACCTTGGGCGTGCGCATGGCGGCAGCGGCGTAGAACAGCAGTTGCGGGTTCTCTTCCGCTTCGACGTAAACGCCGTCGCCGAACTTGAAGTCGATCACATAGGCGCAGTTGCCGATGCGTCCAAGGAAATCGGTCGACCCGAACACGCCTTCCAGCTCTGGTTCGCCGTTGAACGATACCAGCGTCTCGACGGCGTATTCCATGCGGTCGGTCGGGTCCAGCTCGTCAATGGCCTTAATCGCGGGCAAGAACTTGCGCCCGTATAAGTCTTCGTCGAGCGTGACGCCGCTGTGCTCGAACCCGATATAGGTTTCGGGCTTGAACCCCTTTTCCCAATAGTCGGCAATAGCCGCGTGCAGCATAGTGCCTTCGTTGGCATAGTCAGAGCTGCCTTTCGGCGGCACTTTGTTTACAAGGTTAACACTAGCGGGGCAGTTGATGACGCGCTTGGCGGTCGACCCGCCGACGATGTTACTGTGCTGCATTGGGTGGTGTCCTTTACTGTTTCTGATCGACCCTTAGATGATGTCGAGCATCACCGCAACAAAAATCAAACAGACGGCCTCTATCATTAACATGTGCATCAGTCTTTACCCTCCAGTTGCGCCAGCTCTTCGGCGATCTGCGCCTCCAGCTTCTTCCAGTCGATCTTCTCTTGCACGCCCTCGTTGACGGCGGCGCGCAAAAGCGTTGCAAGGTCGGCCATGCGTGCGGCGGTTTCGGTCATCTGGTCGGCGATGTCACATAACTGCTTATAGTTCATCGTTCTGCCTCCATAGCATCTCCAACGCCTCGTCGGCGTTGAACCCGTTGATTTTAAGCTCGGCGATGTAGTCGTGCCAAAAGTCGCGCGCTTGTTGGTCATAGAATACCGAGAACGAGTTGTCGCGGTGCGCCAGTAGGGTAATTACCTCGTGCTCATGATCGGCGTATAGGGTGTATGAGATACCCTCGAACTCGGGCACCGACGCGAACAGGTCGGGTGTTAGTGTGTCCATTGCGTCTTTCATGGTTTGCGCTCCCATGGTCTTACCAGCACGGTCGGAGTGATTCGGTGCCCGTCATTAGATAGGCGCGCCTCGCGTGCCGCGACGGTCTCGCTCAGGCGCTCGCGCGCCAGCTTGGCATAACCTTCTATGTCCAGCCAATGGTCGGGTTCGTTAGGCTCGCCTGACATGATCCGCCCTACCTTGGTCATGATCAGGTCGAGGCTTTCCTTCTTATCGCAAGATAGCCGGTTCCAGTTGCGCGCGTTGCGCATGGTTGTTTTAAGGTGCTGCGAGACTTGCGCCGTGTTCGTGTAGTCCCCATGCGTCTCGTGGCGCTCGTCAATAGGCGGGTCAATGGTCATGGTCACTTGTCCTTCTTATTGCGGGTGCTGATTGCTTTCGCTTTAGCCTTTGCGTCGGCCTTAGAGCTTGCGCCCCACGCCTTTAATGATTTGAGCAAGCGCGTCGGCTCGCCGTTAGGCTTGTGCTCTGGGCCGTCCATGCCGCCCATACGGGCAAGGAACGATGCCCGGCGGGGGTTGTCGCCGCTCTTGACGGGTGCTTTGAGCGTGCCGCCTGTCTCGGCATGGTATGACGCGCGGCCTTTCTCGTTCAAGCCGCCTTTCGGGTTCTTACCCTCTTTACGGGTGTAAGCGGGTGTTTTTTTGGTCATGGTTTGGCCTCTAGTGTTGGATAGTGTTTGCGGGTTAACGGGTCCACGGGCGGTGCGGTGCCTTGTTTGACGGTGACGGCGCAGCCGCCCAGCAACAAGATTAGCAGCGCGCCTATTGCGGCGTAAAGCAGGATAATGTGCACTAGTGCTAGTTGATCATCTTTGTGTATCATTCTTTTTACTCCTTGCGATTTGATGCATGGTTGTTAGCTCTTTCGGCGTGGCGCGCTCCACTTGCAAGATTAGCCACCTTTGTTCCCATACATGATCAGGGTGCGCATATGCGGTTTTAATGTGCTCAATTATCTCTTTTCGTTTCTCGTCGTCGGTCATCGCTCATCCCTCCTATAATAGCGCGCGTGATGATACTGGCAAAAACTCTTAGCGTGCACCGGCGCGCCGCACAGCGCGCTGTCGCTTGTCACCGGCCCTATGACCGCCTTACAGTGGCGTAGGGTGCTGGCGCTTAGTGTTGTGCTGGCGATAGTAGGGTCGGGCGCGCCGCGCGTCTCAGGCGGCGGCGCAGGCGGCTTAGGCGTGCTTGTGCTGATACGGTGCAGGCCTATCGTGCTGACCTTCTCCACACGCGCCTTGCGAGGTTTATACACGGCGTCAGGGCGCTTTGTGTTGTGCACCGGCACTTTGAGCGTGATACCGTGCCGGTGGCACCGGCCAATGATCGCGCTGCGCGAGCGCCCCATTGTGGCCGCTATGACGCGCGCCGTGGCGCCGGTGTTGACAAGCTCGATCAGGCGCTTGTGCTCTTTGTCTGTCCACGGGTTAACCAAGGGTGAGGCCATTATGCAAGCTCCTCGTCCTGCTCGTCCTCGTCCTGCTCGTCGTTCTCGCCTTGATAATGCGCGGCCAGCTCACCCCAATCAATTCCCGCGTCGTCAATCAAATCTTGCACGAACATACTCAAATCTTTGACTTGTTCTTGAAAATGCTCGTCGACCATATCGCGGATAAAATCAGCGTCTATTTTTTGTCCTTCGTCTGCCAGCTCTTGCAGATAGTCGCCAAAATGCACGTTAACAAGCCAAGTTTGACGGTTCTTCCAACCATTGTAAGACATTGTAATTCCCTCTCATGTTTGGCGATATTGCCAGTGGGTGGCCGCCTATGACGGCCACCGGCTTGCAATAACGTTAGGCGCGCGCCCATGAATAATACGGTTTATCGGATCCGATCACGCTCTCGCGCAACGGCATGATAATACCGAAGCAGTTATAAGCCGGATCGTGCGCTGCTTCACCTATGCGCACAAGGGCCGGATTTTCGCCGTTTTGGTGAATGTAGATAGGTCCGGCGTTTAGCAGTTTTGCGGCTTTCTTAAACAAGATTGTGTTTTCTGGATCATATTGCGCCGGTGTTTGGACGTCATAGTCGGCGGGCAGCACGCGTCCATAAGCGGGGAACACCCCTTCGATCGTTGCAGATTGAATAGACTGACCGGCATAGTCGATCGTTACGCGATCATTGACGATCGTGATCGTGCAATCTTCAACCCCGCGCGGCGCCTTAATCTGGTTGATTAGCGTTAAGGGGATGATACCGGATCCGGTAACGTCGGCAGCGTCAACGCATTGTGCGGCAAACAAAACTTTACCATCGGTCGCCACAACACGCGTTTGACCGTCTTGTTGATGGACGTAAACGCCGGCCAGATAATAACGATATTGATCCTTAGACGCGAACAGTGCGGCGGCTTTCAAAAGTGCAATTTTCATAATGTCTTTTCCTGTCTTTTCGTGTTTGGCGGTATTGCCACGGAAGCGCCGGGCAGCCGGGCGCTTGGATTGCAATATCAAATATAAATGCCAGAGTTGCGTTCGATCCAGCCCATGCAGGCGGTTTTGCTTGTGTTCCAGTATTTAAGGATTAGATCAACCTCATAGTCCCAATCGTAAACAACCCATTCGTTGCCTTCGCGCTGGATTACAAACCCCATATATTCAAAGCGGGTTTTATTTTTCATAGTTCAATTCCCTTTAATGTGAAGCGCGATGCCAAGCACAAGCGCTGCGGTTAAAAACGGGCCGAATATGACGAGTGCGGCAAGTGTGTCTTGTGTCATGTCGTGTTGTGTCCTGTTTTGGCGGTCTCGCTTGACCGTGATTTGACTATCGCACGCCAAACGTGTGCGCGCAATCGCGTAAAAATACTTACGACTTTAGTCTAACGCGTCTTATTGCGTGGGATTGTGGCGAGAGTGTGGAGCGGTTAGTCAAAAAAATAGTCAGTGATAGTCAATCGGATGACTAGGAAAAAACGTAGGGATTCCAAAAGGTTGAATGGCTTATAGTCAAATAGTTATTTTTTAAAGACTAATAAAGCCTGAGCAAGAAAATAGGGATATATACCTATACTACTCTTTTATATAGAATTCCACGCTCATTTTCATGACTATTTGACTATCATGGCTAACCCGCTGATTTTGTTACGCTTTTTGCTAGTCATTTTTTTGGCCGAATAACTATTTGACTATTCCCGATCCGGGCGCTCGACCGGCGCTCGACCGGCGCTCGACCGGCGCTCGACCGGCGCTCGACCGGCGCTCGACCGGCGCTCGACCGGCGCTCGACCGG